CTCGAAGCGCTCGTCAAATATAAAGAACGAGACATCTTGTGGATCGTCGAACACCGGACCTTGCGCTTATCGCGCGTGTCTTTATCGGCGTCTTCATACCCACGCACGTCGTCGGCCGTTTGGCCGGGACCGAAGCGGGAAGCACTTTTGATGATTCGTTCAAACTTATCCACGTCGAAATCTCCAAATATTCGGAAGAATTCGGCGCGGACTCGTAAGACCAAATCGCGTTCGCTCTCTGAGAGAGAACTCAAATCCAACCATTTTTGGGGGTTAGAAAAGAGGACCTCTAAACGTTCGTTTGTCTCACGACAACGACGTTCCCCATCCAAGAAAGTTTCAATAGCTGCTTGTCTGCAACTATCTTTGTCTCCTCGAAAGGGTACCTTAGATAGGAACAGTTTCAGCTGATAGACAGCTTCAATCTGCTCCACAGTACTATCAACCTTGAATTTATCGAGCCATTCATCACAAAAACCTTTAATAGCACCTTGTCGGGTGCTGGGGTCTTCGGATGCTGTGGCCATGATCAATTCACGGAGTGGTACCGGAATGAACGCATTATGAGAGAACGTATTGATTATCTTATGATATACCAAATCCTCCCATAAATCAGTTTGTACTTTTGTGGAACATGACTCTTTGGTTAATCTCTTAGCCAGGTTAGTTCTTTGTTCTTTCTGTGAATTATTCATCAGAAGGTTCCTCAATAGAAGGTAATGGGGCCCAAATAGGGCCGCAGAAGCACGGTTGCTGTTAAGCAACCAAATAATGGTTACGGGCCAGTTGGTCAACTTCAGTAGTTGCCAGCAAGCCTTTAGCATCATTAATAAGTGCAGTAATATCTTCATTTGGGGTACCACGAGCAACGTTGAAGATAACTTCAACACTGTTACTGCCCACACGGGCTGTTGGCAGACCCGCATCAATCATTGCATCTCGGAGACGTAACACAGACGATTTTTGCTGTGAAGCGTTCTTTGAAGCTGAAATGATACGTTTAAGTAAAACTAACGAACGTTTTACTAGGGTATGCTCGGTTGGAACAACGAAAACCTGGCGATCTTTCTCCTGTGAAAACAGGCGGGATACCATGGTAGTTGTGTCGCGTAAAAAGCTAAAATTAGCCATAGGGATTTCCTTTTTGTGTATTTCTACACTCAGAGTTGACGCGCTATATGCGCAAATGTTTTGATTTAAATACACCATGGGTGAGTTTGTTGAAAGCCAAGGCCGTTATGTCGTACCATCTAAGGTCGTTCATAGGGTTAGGTATCCAGACAACTCCTGTTTTAAGTCCTAAATCGCGATTATATATTTTATAATCCGACGTTTGGGCATCCATGATATAATCCTGGGCAGCATTAGTGCACTTTAGCGTTGCTTCGTAAGAGACCGAGGTCCACTTGTCGAAGAACGTGTTCATCCTTGTATTCTCAAGAGCCTTTAAATAGGTCGTGAAGTTGTTAAACCAGTCATTAACAAAACTGAGTGGTACCAACTCCGCAATTGAGGTCAAGGCATTGAACATACCAAAGGCATGTAGCTTTTGCAGTTCCTTTGGGACATCGTGTCTAACGATTGCACCCGCAGAAACTTTCCACTTTCCGGACAATTCAAACTTGGCGACAATCGGCGCATTATACCGTACAGGCACGAATGCCTTGGTTAATGTTTTCCGAATAAAGCCTTGTTTTGATTGTTTGAACCTCCGGATGTTATCTTCTCGACTGGGTTGTGAAATATTCCCCAGGGCTGCGAAGTGGTCTTGAATGTCATAGACAGTGGGTTTCCACCCATATCTAAACTCCAAGTACCCATTCGCCAAACAGGCGGCCTTTCCCTCCGAGCTACGAAGCCAATTTTTAATTGACTTCCTCGCATGGGGTGGAAATTTAGACCAAGCCTCTTTGTCCGTAAGTAAGCGTCGATATCTTTGAAAGCGTCGATCAATTCTTTTAAAAGCGTTACTGTCTAAGCCCCCTATTTTTGTAAGGAACTTGTCAGCTTTCGCTAAGTCTTGATTTAAAGCTTTCTCGAACATCTTGCTCCAACGTGAAGCCGCGCCCGTGATTAAGTCACGAGTCTTATCTAACTCCATCATGGTAACAATACTCATTGCATCTGCTGAGAAGGCGTTAGCCAACAAATCAGTGCCAACGATAGTCTTAATAGTTTCTATTTCAGAAGCTTTGGGACCATATTGTTCGAGTGCTACCACGGGGGGCGAAAGATAGACAGTTCCACTCGCACCATACGACTGCTCAGCATAATAACTGGGCGTTGACGATATGGATTTGTTCGATATGCGATCAAACGTGATCGCAGTAGGTCGTTCAAATACTTTTACGATTGAAACTGGATTGACTGTGAACCCAAAGGGCCCACGAAACGACGGATAATTGTCTGTTATAACTTTTACCCGAGTTAGAGTTTCACTATAGCCATCAAAATTTGAATCAAAGTGACTAATGGTTACTCCAGCATCACGCTCCGGTAGGACGGTTGTAACAATTTTGTATTGTTTCACCGTCCAGCTTGGCGTTTTAGTGCTAGAGGGCATTGTCCTTTGACGATTTAATGGCATGAGTGTATAAACTCCCTCAACCAACCACCATGCG